CGTTCCTCACGTGTCCCAAGCTTGACGGATATCATTGTCCTCATACTGTCCATTGAGCCTCCTTCTCCTGTCAATCATCCATCTTTCGATCAGACACCTCAGTCAAGATGCTCCAGAACACCCTCATCCTTGCTCTGGCCGGTGTCGCCTCGGCCACCGCCCCCTTTGCCTTCACCAGACACCATGCCGGCCCCAGTAGGCTCCTCGCCTCCACCAGCAACAACCCGCGCCTGATGTTCGGCGCCCAGGACAGCTGCTACTCCTTCCAGGAGGAGTGCGACTCCTTCTGGTGTATCCCCATTGGCGGCGAGTGCTGCGGCGACGGCAATGGCGCCTACTGTGAGATTGGCACCTACTGCCAGACCGACGGATGCTGCCCCATCGGCCAGACCTGCTCTGGACCTCCCACCGGCTGCACCTCCGACGACAAGGAGCTCTGTGACGGCTACTGCATCCCCGTTGGCTCTGAGTGCTGCGGCGATGGCTACTACTGCGATGCCGGCGAGACCTGTACCTCGGACGGCTTCTGTGAGTCTGGCAGCAGCGACGACGATGACTCTGCCAGCTGCGACTCTGACCAGGCCGTGTGCGATGGCTACTGTATCCCGGATGATGCTGTCTGCTGCGGTGATGGCTACTACTGCGATGCTGGCGAGACCTGCACGGACGATGGGTACTGCGACCCTCCCATCGGTGACGACGACGACGATGAAGATGAAGAGGTCTCCCCCACTGACGACGACGACACTGCTTCCGAGACCTACACTCTCGAGCCCCTTCCCACAGAGACCACCACCGAGGAAGAGACCTCCACCACCGAGGAAGAGACCACCACCACCACCACCGAAGAGGAGACCTCCACCACCGAGGAGCCTACCACTACCACCGAGGAGGAGACGACCACTACCGAGGAGTCCTCCGCCGAGAACACCGATGACGTTATCGGCGGCGGTAGTGGTGATGGCGACACTGGTGCCGGTAGCATGCTCGTTCCCAGCTTCCTGATGGGTCTCATTGCCCTTATTCCCTTGGCTCTGTAAAAGGAGTATTCAGTCGCACTAGTATGACAAGCAAACAAACATGAAAGGCGCTTGGTGGTAGTAGCAAATATTCAAATGAGAACTTTGAAGGCCGAAGAGGAGAAAGGTTCCATGTGATTGAGGGACCCCCTTGTACCTGCCTGCTCCCGTAAGGGTTTGCCGTATATTTTTATACGGTTTAGCATTTCGCAGTAGGTTATGCAAGGTGAATGACGACGTGAGTCTTCTGTTTCAAAGACCCCTCTTCCTGGACTAACTCACCACGGAGGCCCCATGTATGGCATATAGAGAGCAAAACCGAGTCTTTTTTCGTCGCGACGTGGTCTCTACTAAGGGACCCGACGGTAGTTCGACTATTCTTACTCAGAGTAATATACCCTGGGTGGATCAGACGAACGGCGTAAAATTACCCGGCTATAAATCTCTTATTGCCGCACATGCACCAGCGACGACAGTCTTTACTGGCGATCGTTTTGAGATTCGAGGTAATACCAAGGGGTACTATGTCGGTGTTTTACAACGACATACGCCCTTTCCTGGTACTTATAGTGAGATTAAGTACGAGTCTCGAGGAGACATCCTTGATGCTGGTACCGTACCTTACTTAAACTCGTTCTCAAATGTGGTTCTCCGAGATAGAGTCCGTAATCAGGCCCTGTCGAGCTTTTATAACGACGCCTGGAATACTATCCGCTCTTTTCAGAGTGGAGTATTTTTAGGTGAAGTTAAACAGGCTCTTAATATGATGCGGAATCCTGCGAAGGCCATTCGCTCTGGTCTAAACGATTACGCTGATCTCGCCCGAAAGCGAGCACGTAAGGCGTCTAGGCGCGATGGCCGTAAGGTCCCTCGTAACACACCTAGTGTTGAAAGGGCCCTCGCGGATACCTGGCTTGAGTACGCTTTTGGCTGGGCTCCGCTGATTTCAGATGTGAAATCGGCTAACTCGGCGTTCAAGCGGCTCTCTTCTGCCCCGTACGAATTTCAAAAGGTACGAAGTCAGAAAGGTGAGAGTGCAGATTTGGGCTATGCCCCTATGCCCTCTCGACAGTACGTCCCCCTCTGTTATGGAGTGTTGCAAATCTTAGTGAAATGCACCCCCACCATTGGGACGGCGGAATGTCGGATCATCGGCCAGGTTAAGTGTGAGATTGAGAAACCAATACATATGCACCAACAAGTTCTAGGTTTTACCTGGAACGACTTTGTGCCTACTGTATGGGAACTCATCCCTTACTCTTTCCTCGTTGATTATTTCTCCAACATTGGAGATATAATTAACGCATGGTCTTTCCCGGCTGGTACACTCTGTTGGTTCAATAGAACTACTCGCATGCGCACGACCAAAAGTGTGTCAGGCGAGCACGCTCCTATGTTCAACAGTTTACCAGCCTACTATAAGACCGCATCAGATACAGGTCCTAGCTTTAAGGTGGACATTGAGAAGAAAGTCATTTCCCGTGACGGTTCAAATCTAGGCTTTCCAAATGTTAGCTTAGAAATTCCCGGTTCGGGTCTAAAGTGGCTAAATATAGCTGCTTTAGGACGACTTCGCTTTGTCTAATTCCCAAATCTCTTTGGAGTAAAATCCTATGACAATTGCCCTCACCTCACCAGTAACGGGTTCTGCCCAAACTGGTCTTACTTCTCCCACCTATACGGTGGTTGCCGATACGCCGCCGGGTTCGAACGGTAAACAGTGGGCTGTTACCACCTTGGGTGGTACGCAAACTGGTGGCCGTGCGCACTCTGCGTCGGATCCCTTCACTTTGACATTTGAGCGGCCCTCGTCTGTTCGACAAGCGCCGATTCCAAATCCAGTGACAGGGGTAATCGGTAATGTCCCGCGCAACAACTATACGTGTCGGCTCCGTAAAGGAGTTCTTCCGTTAGCTGGACAGAATCCCCAAGTTATGCTCTTCACCGGTACCTTTGCGGTCCCGGCTGGATCAGACTTGGCCGATGCTGTCAATGTGCGGGCTGGTTTGTCCGCCTATATTGGCGCTCTCAGTCAGCAGTCTGCTGGTTGGGGCGATACGTTGATCAGTGCGGTCATTTAAATTCGATCTCATAACGAAAGTTGTGAGTCTTATACTTGACCTTATTGTCTCGTACCGTTACCGAAACAGAAGCAGATAGTTCTTTTATTTAGACTATTTGGAGTCCCTATATGTTGTTCGTGATTCGAGCCTTTGAATTTCAGATCGAAGTTCTTTCTTCTTTCTGTGATCTTACTCTTAGTGCGGAATTAGATTGGAACCTTCTCTGTGTCTTAGATTTTGACATAGATATGGCTTCCTTTCCCTTTCGCATTAATGAGACATCTTCTCCTCTCTCACCGTCTAATGATAAGCTGATAAAGCGAATACAGACCATTGTCTGTTCTTTGCTCTTTCACGAATCTTTTAGCCGTTGTGATAGGAGTCCCTCAGGTGCTTCGTACTGGTGTTTCGACATCAGTCCCTTAGCATCTGTCGGTGATGTAGACTCAATTCGCCAACTCTTAGAAGGACTCGGCTTTCTGACAGGAGTAGCATCTTCGGACCTTTCGGGGTCCTTTTGAGCTATTTGCAAACCAATTGGAGTAGGACTTTATGGGTATTAACCCTGACGCTCTTTTCTCTGACCTTCAAAACGATCTGTCAAGCTACCTCGAAGACGAGGGAGTTTCGGGTCACGCTGCTCGTGCAATGCTTTCTTCGTTCTACAAGAAATTTGTAGCTAATGAAGAGAAGGATGCTGAACAGCGTGCATTCGACAAGTTTACGGAGATCAATGATCGCTGTAAGACTTGGACGATCGAATCTCTAACCGATGAGCAGCGGATCTTCATTTCGGAGCTGAAAGCTACGCTATGGCGATTCGAGGCAAGGTCGGCTCTGGGCTGCCTAACGATTGATCAATTACTTGATCGATTTAGGGTCGGCCCAGGGGCATCGTTAAAAGCGAGAGGCTCGGACTTTTACACAAAGGTCTTTGACTCTCCTTTGACATGTACTCGAGATTCACTTTATACGGCTTATCACCGTATTGTGACTCGTGATCCCAGATGGTTATCAGCGGAGCTTGATCGCTCCACCATTTATGGGTCCCATTTCACAGTTGAAGGTAATTCCCTTTCGTTTGTCCCGAAGACTAACGTGATTAAACGATCCATATGTACCGAGCCTAACATCAATATGATGTTACAGCTCGGTTTCGGTTCTTATATCGAGGACGAAATGCGAAAGCAGTTCGGACTTGATTTGGGTATCCAACCCGATAAGAATCGTGAGCTCGCTCGTATCGGGAGTGTTACTGAGAGGTTTGGCACGATCGATCTCGAAAGTGCCAGTGACTCTCTCAGCCTCCCGATGGTTTCCCATGTGTTCGATAGGACCTTCCTAGGTCTTCTCTTACTACTAAGAAGCCCAACTACCCTTTACAAAGGGAAGTTGATTGAGCTCAATATGGTGTCTACGATGGGTAATGGTTTTACATTTCCATTGCAGACCCTGCTATTTGCAGGCGTTGTCATTACTACTGCGCGTATGATGGGTGTTAACCTATCCTACCCGCATAAGGGACTTGGGAGCTTTGGTGTCTTTGGTGATGACATTATCGTTGAGCGCGAGCTCTATGATAGTGTTGTTACCAATTTAGAGACATTAGGCTTCAAAGTTAACCGTAGTAAATCCTTTAATCAGGGATCGTTCAGAGAATCCTGTGGTCATGACTACTTTCGTGGTCATAACATACGCGGTGTTTACGTAAAACGTATAGACCGAGTTCAGGATCGCTTTGTCCTTCTTAATCGTCTACTTGATTGGACAGCACGAACCGGTATTCCGGTAAGGAGTCTAGTCAAGTCCCTTCTTTCGACAGTGCCGTTTTATCCGGTGCCATTGGGAGAAAATGACGATGCCGGCATCAAAGTACCATATACCTATCTGAAGAATCGACTTCGTGATAAGGATTGCCAGTCGATCCGCTATAAGCGGTGGGTGGCAATTCCGCACGAACTCGAATTCAGATCTGGTGGTACTGTGAAAAGCCCACGAGGAGAAAAGCCTCGTCGATTTAACATCGATGGAGCGTATTTATCCTTTTTGAGGGGAGTCATACGAGCACATCGGCTTCCTATCAGGCATGATAGGTTGCGGTATGCTAAAACGATCGGTATAAGTCCCAACTGGGATTTTATACCAATGGGCCCTTCGCCATTGGCGAAGGTGGGCTCTCAGCTACTGGAAGTAGCTTACATGTTAAACTGTGAGGTATAACATGTAGAGTCCCGG